AGACCGTATGAGTATTTCAAAGTTATATCACATATATTTGAGGGATGAATGTATCATGCCTTCGTTAGACAAGGAGAAGTTTAAGTATAACTGGGAGTGTTTAAATGTGATAGTAGGTTTATTAAAGACTGACTATGTAGCTGAGGATCTCTCATATGAGGTAGTGGAAGTACTACATGAAAGAGAGGATATCAGTAATCTGTCAGATACTAGTTGTTAACTTGACAGACACTAAATATCGAAGTATAATAAAAATTGAACTGGAGTGACACTACAGCATGGCTAAGGGATTTACAGTCAAAGCATCAACACCAAAGAAAAAGGAAGAAGGTCCTGAGTGGGATTATGATGCAATCAAAGAAAGAATGAGAGGGAAGGCAATTGTATTTTGTCTACCTGGAAGGGGATGTAGTTATGCATTCATGAAGAACTTTGTACAGTTATGTTTTGATCTTGTACAAAACCAGATGAGTATTCAGATTAGTCAGGATTACTCAAGCATGGTGAATTTCGCACGATGTAAGTGTCTCGGCGCCAATGTCTTGAGAGGGCCTGACCAAATTCCATGGGATGGAAAGTTACAGTATGATTATCAGTTATGGATTGATAGTGATATTATTTTCAACACTGAGAAGTTCTGGCAATTATGTGATGTAGCATTAGATGCTGATGGAACTGAGCGGCCTATTAGTGCAGGGTGGTATTCTACGGAAGACGGGCGGACAACCTCTGTTGCACATTGGTTAGAGGAAGATGATTTCCGTAATAATGGCGGAGTGATGAATCATGAGATGGTTGATGGTATTAGTAAGCGTAAGAAGCCATTTACTGTAGACTATACTGGATTCGGATGGGTATTAATTCAGAAGGGTGTCTTTGAGAATAAAGGTATGACGTATCCATGGTTTGCTCCTAAGATGCAAGTCTTTGAGAGTGGTGCCGTACAGGATATGTGTGGAGAGGATGTAAGTTTCTGTCTTGATGCAATTGAATCAGGATATGAGATTTGGTGTGATCCACGTATTCGTGTTGGTCATGAGAAAACCCGAGTTATCTAAACACTAATGGCAAATCAATTTAAAGTTGATCAATCAAAGGAATTTGCTTCAAAGATGACATTAATTACTGATGTAAGTAGTGATAAGTATTTGAAGCAATACCGACAACATCTACAAAACCAAGCTCAATTAGAATCAATTTATAAGGAGAACTAGATTATGGCAAAGATTCGAAAGTCTCTATTGGGACAAACGATGATTGAATCTCAACCAAAGAAAACTCGACAAGGTTGTGGTGCACATACTAAGTACGCTGCAAGTAGTCGTAATGGCAAAAGGAAGCGCTATCGTGGACAAGGAAGAGGATAAGTATAAAATGACTGTTGAGGATGAGTGGTCATCTATTCATCCTCAAGATTTATGGATTTATAATAAGTTACAGGTGAGTCGGGTATTAGGATATGAGTGTGGTCCAATGGGTCACATCGTACCTAGACCCGATTTTTATATTGTTCGACCATGTATTAATTTCATGGGTATGGGTCGTCATGCTCGTATTGAATATCTTGAAGGTGATACTGAACATCTACATCCAGCTGAGTTCTGGTGTGAAGTATTTGAAGGAGAACATATATCAGTTGATTATTACAAGGGACAACAGGAGTTAACTGTAAAGGGTGTGAGAGACCCTCAGGACCCTCTGTATAAGTGGAAGAAGTGGTATAAGGTAGATAGAGTGATACCATTACCTAAACTACTACAGAACCTAGATTACAATTGGATTAATTGTGAATTTATTGGTAACAAATTAATTGAGATACATTTAAGAGGTAATCCAGATTTTAGATATAATAATGATTCAGTTATTCCAGTATGGGAAGGAGATAGTGTTAACACCTACATAGAAGATACTGAGTATCATCGATTAGGGTTTATTATAGATGGATAAGAATTTTCTAAGAGAGATTAATCACGATCAGCAGACACCAAAGAATACCAAGAAGGTTCGTGAGGATGGGTTTTATGAAGCATCTGAAGCTGATTGGAAAGACTTCTGGGAGAATGATGATAACAAGCAAACATTGATTGATTAAAAGATTGGGTTTAGTGTAATAAATAACTCATAATTGTTGTGGAAACATTACGTGCCTGTCCAAAGAGTCAGTCAAGGTTTTAGAGATGTAAGTGCATCATTCAAGATCAACCCGTTAAATCTCGATTTAATTGCGTTGAGAAACGAGAATGCCATTGCACGATCAATTCGTAACTTAATTTTTACTATACCTGGTGAGAAACCATTTCAACCTAATGTTGGTTGTAATGTCACTAATCTGTTATTTGAAAATTTAGATAGACTTACCGCCAGTTCAATTGAATCTGAAATTAGGAACACAGTTAACAACTTTGAACCTAGAGTCCGTTTAAGAACTGTTATCGTCAATCCAAATTTTGATGATAATATCTTTGAAGTAACTCTTAAGTATGACATCGTAGGTATCGATCTTCCTCGACAACAATTATTATTCGCATTACAGCCCACTAGGTAAATGCCCTTAGTCAATTTTAGCAACTTAGATTTTGATCAGATAAAGACTTCCATCAAGGATTATCTCCGTGCAAATTCAAACTTCACGGACTATGACTTTGAGGGATCTAATCTATCAACTATTCTAGATACGTTAGCTTACAACACGTATATAACCTCATATAATGCCAATATGGTATCTAATGAGGTATTCATTGATAGTGCCACCTTAAGAGAGAATGTGGTATCTCTAGCACGTAATATAGGGTATGTACCTAGGTCCAAGAAAGCTTCTTGTGCAACAGTTTCTTTTACAGTAAACGTTTCAAACACCACAGCTGTAGCAGTAACACTTAAGGCAGGTGCAGTGATGGCATCTAGGTCAGTTGGTGTGAATAGTACGAAGAATTTTATATTCTCAATTCCAAACGATATTACCGTTCCAGTTAACTCTTCTGGATTTGCAGACTTCTATAATATCAAAATATACGAAGGAACGTATGTTGCCCAAACATTTACTGTCGATAGTGCGAATGTAAATCAAAAATTTGTACTACCTAACTCAGGTATTGATACTGATCTATTATCTGTTGTCGTAAGAGATACACAAGGATCAACGGTAACTAGAAAGTTTGAACTATTCAATAGTTTGTTTGATGTTACTGCGTCTACTAGAGCATACTTTATTCAAGAAATTAGTCAAGAAAGATACGAACTATTATTTGGTGATGGAATATTTGGCGTCAAGTTAGATAATGACAATGTTGTTGAAGCAAGTTATATCATTACCAATGGTCAATCAGCTAATAATATTAATAAATTTGCATTTATAGGTAATCTAAAATCTAGTTCTGGAGATACGATTAGTTCTGGTGTATCGATTGTAACTACGGAAGTATCTTCTGGTGGTGGTAAACCAATCGAATCTATTGATTCTGTCAAGAAGTATGCACCTCAAATTTACGCGTCACAGAATAGAGCTGTTACTGCTGCCGACTATGAAGCATTGATTCCACAGATTTATCCTGAAGCAGAGTCAGTTTCAGCATTTGGTGGTGAAGATTTAACTCCACCTTCATATGGTAAGGTATTTGTAAGTATCAAACCATATAATGGTGTCTTCCTATCAAGTGATATCAAACAAAACTTACAACAACAGATGAGAAAATACTCTGTTGCTGGTATTTTATCTGAGATTGTTGATCTAAAGTATTTGTACATCGAACCAAACTGTACAGTATATTACGATTCGAATCTGGCCCCAACTGCTTCATTCGTTCAAAATCTAACTACAACTAATATTGTTAAGTATTCCGAATCATCGGATGTCAATAAGTTTGGTGGAAGATTTAAATACTCCAAATTTCAAAAAGTAATTGATCAAAGTCACGAATCTGTAATGTCAAACATTACAAATATTGAGATTAGACGAGATATTAATACTCAACTGAATACTTTTGCTGAGTATGAATTATGCTTCGGTAATCGGTTCTATATAAGAAACCACGGACATGGTGCAAACTTCAATGGAAATCTCGTTGGGTATAATATCAAATCATCCGGTTTTACTGTCAGTGGTATTAGTGGAACTGTATACCTTGGTGATAGTCCGGTTGGTAATTTAAGTAAGGGGACTGTATTCCTGTTCAAACTGAAGTCTTCGTCAGAACCATATATTGTAAGACAGAATGTGGGTACAATTGATTATAATAAGGGTGAGATTAAACTTAACCCAATTAATATTATATCGACACTGGTGAATAGAGGTACTCCTTTGATCGAAGTTTCTGCATGTCCGTACTCAAATGATGTGATTGGTCTTCAAGATCTCTATCTACAATTGGATGTAAATAATACAGTAGTTAACGTTGTTGCTGACAATATTTCTTCTGGAAATGATGTTTCAGGAACCAACTATATTGTTTCTTCTAGTTATGGCTCTAACATTTTGGTTAGAGGGCAGTCCGTATTTGAAAATGAAGTAGGTCCTATGTCTACACCAACTACTCCTTCTAATACAATCACATTAGCAGGTAGATCAACTACTATAAGTAGAAGTCCCAGATCATCATCATCATCATCTTACTAATAAGAAGTCAGAATACAAATGACAGTAGATAGAGTTAAATTTCAAGAAATCGTTGAAAGTCAACTCCCTAGGTATGTTAGGGAAGACTTTCCACTACTAGGCGATTTCATTAAACAATATTACATCTCTCA